GTTCGATATACCCCCTGCTCTTCTCACCCTCATTATCAATGCCATTTTGGCAGAGGTCAATTCCCTTGAGACGGTTCGCCGCTACGGCGAGTTTCGTTTTTCGGGAGTTGTTGGGAACGTGAGCTCAGGTCAGAAAGGGTTGTCGTTTACGATGACACCAGCACCTGCCGAGTCGGGTTTACCCGACCCCCGAGGTGTGAACGGAAAGGATTAATTCTCTGTGTCCTTAATGAGGGACACCTACATAAGGGTTGACCATGAAAGAGATCCATACAAAAACTCGAGGGGCCCGCACCTTCACCGAAGGGCGGTACTACGCGGAAAGGCAAGAAGATGGGACGTATCGGCAGAAATTCCGAGTAACCTCATCATCCTCTACCCCCGACAAGATCGAGTTGGATCGTTATGTCTATCATGATCATAGCGGTGATTTCAAGACCGCAACCCTGCATGAGTACCTAGTTCGTGAGAAGAACCACGGCGACGGACAGGTAGGGTTTTACGACCCCAACGGGGAGTATTATACCTTCTCGGGTACGGACTTATCATCCTTACCCTCTGTTCTTAACGCCGATTTCCGTGTTCCTTATGAACGAGCCACTGAAGACCTTTACAATAAGATTCGGTCAGGTGTGAACCTGGCCGTTGACATTGCTGAAGCTCATCAGACGGTACGCATGTTCAAAGCAGTGACAAGGCTGACTAACTTAATCAGGTCTATTCACCCCAAAAGGTGGTTAAGTCCTGCGTCAGCTACTAACTGGGTCAAGCATCTCTCCCGAGGTGCTCGAAGCCTTCCAAAGAAGATTGGCAAGAATGCCGGCCCTCTCTGGTTGGAGTATCAATATGGTTGGAAACCGTTGGTGTCCACGATTTATGATACTGCCTCTATCCGTGCGAATCAGATTGCCCGCAAGGGTGGTCTACAGATACGGACCCGGGGTCATAACGCAATTGATAAACGCGTTATTTCCAGTTTTAGTCTCGGAAAAGACTTCGATCGGTTGACACTCTCTGAGAGAGTCCAAATCATCGTCGATCTCGAGATCCCTAACAACTATATGCAGCTTCTAGCGGACTTTACGTCGCTAAACCCTGCGAACATTGTATGGGAGCTTGTTCCGTTTAGCTTTGTTGTAGACTGGGTGTACGATGTAGGTTCTTATCTACAAAGTATGGAGACTTCACTTTTGTACGCTAACACCTTTAAAAAGGGTCAGATATCCTATGGGTCAAAAGCCCGTTCGGATCGTCAGACTAGCTACAGTGGGAAGTCCGGACGCTCTACGGTTGCAGGTTCGGCGTGGTCCTATGAAGAGCAAAAATACTTCAAACGGATCCCGCTTTCTGCTTTCCCGTTCCCCCAAAAACCAAGGTTTAAAGTTGATCTTGGTTCGGCGCGCCTTCTTTCAGCCGCTTCATTATTATCACTCCACGTACGTGGACGGTAATGGCTGTCTTCGTCAATTAACATTCCTCTTTTGAAGGAGATTGCTGGTATGCCAGCTGTAGCTAATCTGACTATCAACGATGGTCAATCAACCCCCGTTGAACAAACATTTGTCCCCGTCGAAAAGACCGCGGAAGGAGTTTGGATCTACGAAGACCAATCGGCAGAAGTGCCTCTTGGTTACCGTCGGATCTATGTCTCACTCGTGAGACCTCCGGTCGCTGGTCAGGGTGGCGATGCGTCAAAACGAATGGCTCGTGTCAAGGTCGGGATCTACTATCCGGTGTTGGAGGCTTTGGCCAACAACACCTCAACAGGGATCCCTCCGGCCCCGACTGTTGCCTACGTTCTGCGCTCGCAGCACGAGTTCATGCTGCCCGAGCGGTCCACGACCGCTGAGCGAAAGAACTTGCGCGCATTCGCGTTCGGCATCCTCTTCGAGGCTGCCGTTGCGAATGCTGTCGATGATCTTCTTGGTACCTACTAACCGTTTCGGCTAACAGCCAAGGAGTTATAATGCAGCATCGTTCTAATGATGTAGGCGGATTGTTGTTCGCCTTCTGCAAATCCATCGATACACCCCGGGCACTTGGGTGCTGGTTGCGTTTTAAGTATTGCGGCCTTCGGGCCGTAATCCTTGAGACTTCCATACACCCTCGTGAGTACGCAGACCCGAGCCTATTCCGTCGTGACTACCTCATCTCGAACTTCCTTAAGAAGTTCAAAGGTGAGATCGGTGTCGACACAAAAGCTCAGGCTCTATCCTCTTTCAGGGAGGTGGAGTTGCGCATGGCTGAAATGAACAGATTATTGAGAGCGCGCCCTAAGACCCTAGAAGCAGACCTTTTCGGAATGCAAAGGGTCATCGCGCGTATCCTCGGTACCTGTCCTATGAACGCTATGCGAGAATGCGTCTGGACCTCCGGAGCTAATGATGACTGTAAAAAGTCTCATGCGTTCCCGGATACCAAAATATCACGAGCGCCAATTAGTGTCACTCGGTCTGCTCGTAGCAAACTGCTTCAGCAGATCTCGTACGACCCGCACTGGTTCGAAGCCCTCACGGGTTTCTTGCCAGCCGGACCGTACTCCGCTCTTCCTTCTCTGACGAAAGTCGTTGAAGGCGGGCGGTTTGACACTGTACCGAAAAATGCTAAGACCGACCGCACCATTATTGTGGAGCCGAGAGGAAATACCTTTCTCCAAAAGGGAGTTGGGAGCTACCTCCGTAGGCGCCTTAAACAGTTTGGTGTAGATCTTGATGACCAGTCCCGGAATCAGCGACTGGCAGCTCGTGCTTTTCACGACGAGCTTGCCACCATTGATTTAGAGGCAGCGTCAGATAGCATTTCGCTCGAACTCGTTCGAGCCGTATTACCTCTGGATTGGGCCTTCCTCCTGGAGGATCTTCGCTCCGCGAAGATAAAGGTCCACGGAGAGTTCGTACCACTGAGCAAATTCTCCTCAATGGGGAACGCTTACACGTTCGAACTCGAGTCTCTTCTGTTCTATGCTGCGCTGTGCGTAGCTGTCGATAATGATGAGACTATCCTAGAGCGAGATTGCGCCGTTTACGGTGACGACATTATTCTCCCTCAGCGTTATGCACACCGGCTCATGGTTCTCCTAGGTGAAATCGGCTTTCGTGTAAATCACGAGAAGTCTTTCACGTCTGGAGCTTTCTACGAGTCATGTGGTGAGCATTTCTTTGCGGGTGAGTGCGTTACACCGATATATCAGAAAGAGCTTCTGAGCGATCACGAAGTTATCCGGTCTCACAACCGGGTCTTTCGAGCTCACTGTCGCTTTTCTCGATATGGAGTCGACCTGACCTCAGTAGTCGCCTACCTCCGAGGGTTACCTAACCGGTTCAACCGGTGTCGGATGCCTTCCTGGTGTGATGGCGACGAAGCGTTCTTAGTCGACCCGGACTCCCTGCCGTTCCACAAGAACAAAGGGTACGAGAGTTATGTTCTCTTACCAGAGACTCCAGCTCCCGTCATGTCCGCGCTCTCTGCTGGCTTACACGTTAAGGCAGAGTTTCTCTAGCCCTGATCCTCGCTACGACACGGTTTTCCGTGAAGAAGCGAGTAAGCCACGCGTAGTACGTCGGTTCCTGAACAAGATCGGCCTTTATTGGACCGATCGAGCTCTCTAAACCTTCGGGTTTAGTTGGAGGAGGCTTTGCTTCCGTAAGTGAAGG